GGCCTTCAGGAATTTGCCGGCGATGTTGGCGAGTGAGTCCGCGGCTTCGCGCTCCACGGTGCCGGATTTGAATTCGTCGTACAGCATGCTCATGTCCTGCTGGATGTCGTTGAGGTTTTTCATCTGGCCTGCTCCTTAAGTAAGCGAAGCACTTTGAGATGCTCGCGTTTGGCTGCAATAAGCGAATTTGGGATGAGAGAAGCTGGAATGTGGGTAAGCTTTTTTAGAATTTGTCTGACGTAGTAGTTACCAAGCTTGCTTGTTTGTCGCGCGAGCCACGCGCGGCGGTTGATACGCGTTTGCTCTGGGTGGGCGCGTTTCCATTTTAGCTCTCGCTCGCGTAGGCGCTCTGGATGCGCTCGTTGCCATGCGAGTTTGCTAGCGCGCACTTTCTCTTTGTTGGCTTGTTGCCATATGCGCTCCTTCGTGAGCGCTTTGTCTGGATTGGCGCGGCGCCATGCACGTTTAGTAACGCGTTCCTTTTCTTTGTCTTTATATGTCACAGGCCAATGATAGCGCATTAATGCGCTCTGTCAAGAAGCGCATATATACGCACAGAGACACCAACGGACGGCAACAGACGCCAGCAAACACTGGCGAACACCAACGAACACCTGAGGTGACCATGACGATCGCGAAGAAACCGACCATCGCCGAGATCCTGGCGAAGCCCGATCAGCTCGAGGCGCGCTTCGACCGTACCAGCGTGAAGGAGGACCAGCGCACGGTGGACGTGGCGTTCTCCTCCGAGGAACCCGTGCTGCGCTGGTACGGCAACGAGATCCTCTCCCACGCCAAGGGCGCGGTGAACATGGAGCGCCTCAAATCCGGGCGCGCGAACCTGCTGGTGAACCACGATCCCGGCGATTGGGTCGGCGTGATCGAAGCGGCCCGCGTCGATGAGGACAAGGTCGGCCGCGCCACGGTGCGCTTCGGCAACAGCGTGCGCGCCAACGAGGTATTCCGCGACGTCAAGGACGGGATCCTGGCTTCGATCTCGGTGGCCTACAGCCGCGACGAGATGAAGCTCACCAAGCAGGGCAAGGACCAGGAAGACGAATACACGATCACGCGGTGGACGCCGTTCGAGGTGTCCCTCGTGACGGTCCCGGCCGACCACACGGTCGGCGTGGGCCGGGCAGCTGCACCCCTTCATCAACCCGCGGCAACCGCCGCTCGAAAGGAGAATCACATGAGCAAAGATGGAAGCGCCCCGGCGGGCGGTGCCGCCGATGACGTCGTCGTCCTGGACGACAAGCCCAAGATCGACCCGGTGGCAATCGAGAAGTCGCGCCGGCGCGGGATCGAGAACCTGTGCAAGGCGAACAAGCTGGACGACGCGACGCGCGACCACTGGATCAGCTCCGGCGCCTCGATGGACCAGGTCGCAGAGCAGATGCTCGGCATCATGGAGGAGCGCGGTCGCGAGAATCCGCAGTCGGCGTCCAAGCTCGGCCTCACGAAGAAGGAGATCAAGAAGTTCAACCTGTGCCGCGCGATCGACGCCTGCGGCTCGCGCAACTGGTCCAAGGCCGGGTTCGAGGCCGAGTGCTCCGGGGAGATCTCCAAGCGCCTCGGGCGGCTGGAGGCCGACCAGAACAGGTTCTTCGTGCCGCTCGAACTGCAGCAGCGCGAGAACCGCACGGCGATCGAGGACCTGGCCTACAGCCTGATGAAGCGCGACCTCACCGCGGGCACCGGCAGCGCCGGCGGCTTCCTGGTGGAGACCACCAACGTCGGGTTCATCGATCTGCTGCGCAACCGTTCGGTGGTGATGGCAATGGGCGCACGGCGCCTCACCGGTCTGCAGGGCAACGTCGCCATCCCGAAGCAGACGGTGGCGGCATCCGTGACTTGGCTCGCGAACGAGGGCTCGACGATCACCGAGGGCCAGCAGACCTTCGCGCAGGTCGCGCTCACGCCGAAGACGGTGGGCGGCTACACGGAGATCAGCCGGCTGCTGCTCCTGCAGTCCAACCCGTCGGCCGAAGGGCTGGTGATGGCGGACCTGTCCGCGATCGTCGGGCTCGCGGTGGACCTTGCCGCCCTGACGGGGTCCGGTGCGTCCGGCCAGCCCACCGGGGTCATCAACACGGCGGGCATCGGCGGCGTGACGGGCACCTCGATCGCCTATGCCGGGATCGTGGAGTTCCAGACCGACGTGGCGACCGGCAACGCGCTCACGGGGAATTGCGGCTTCGTGGCGACGCCGGTGGTGGCGGGTCTGCTCAAGCAGCGCGTCAAGTTCACCAGCACCGCCTCGCCCATCTGGGACGGACAGCTGCTCGACGCCAACGTGGACGGTTACCGCGGCCTGGCCAGCAACCAGGTGCCGACCGGCGATCTGCTGTTCGGCGATTTCGGCCAGATCGTGATCGGCGAATGGGGCGTGCTCGAGCTGGAAGTGAACCCCTATGCCAACTTCCAGGCCGGCATCGTCGGCGTGCGCGCGCTGTACTCGCTGGACGTGGGCGTGCGGATCCCGGCGGCGTTCTCGCTGGCGACGTCGGTGACCTGAACGGGAAGCGCCATGGTGCTCGATCTGGAGTCCGGCTCGGCGCTGGTGCCCGGCTCGGCGCAACCCAAGGAGACCGCGAAGATGAAAGTCAAGTGCGTGCTGCGTTTCTGGTACGAGGGCAAGCTGGTGGACAAGGGCGAGGTGGTCGAGGTGGACGACAGCCTGGGCCGCGAAATCATCGCGTCCGGCAAGGCCGTCAAGATGGAAGAGGCAGCGCCTGCCGCACCCGCACCGCAAGACGCAGCGCAAGAGTAATTCGAAGCACTCCGCAGGGGCGTGATTGCCCCGCCGGAAATGTTCAATTGAAGAGGAGCCATCCCCATGGCACAGCAACCCGCACTCGTGAGGGTGCAAGCGAAGAAGATGTTCAAGGCGTCGATCAGCGGCGCCCTGCCCGTGATGGTCAATCCCGGCGACGTGGTCGAGGTCGACCGCTACATGGCCGGCATGCTGGTGCAGTCCGAGAAGGCCGAGCTCACCGAGCTCAAACCGCGCATCAATCCGGACTACAAGGCGCCGGACCGGCCCGCATCGAGTGCGGATGCGCTCGCCCTGCTTACCCGCGCGGTGGAGAGCCTGACGAAGATCGTCCAGGAAACGCTGGGACGGCCAAAGGGCCAGGGGCACTGAGCAATCGCTGAGCGACAACGCAAGCCCGGTTTCGGCCGGGCTTTTTTTCGGCCGCCCTCCTCGAGGACGCCCGAAAAAGAGCGCAGGCCGTCCACCACGTCACAAGGAGAACCGCAATGCTCAATGCATACCCGCAGGCGACCATCGCCACGAAGATGCTCGACCCCGTGTCGGCCGCGAACACCGCGGCGGCCACCAGCGCCTGGATCGACGTGCGCAACCGCGAAGGCACCATCGAGCTCACCAACCAGATCGGGGCGATGACCGGCTCGTGCACCTGGACGATCGAGGACGCGACCGACGGCTCCGGCACTGGCGCCGCCGGCATCGTGCCGAACGAGGGCGCCTACGCCGCCGGCGCTGCGAACCAGATCCAGAAGCGCACGCTGCCGGTGCGCGCGACGCGCGGGTTCATCCGCTGTGTCGGCACCATCGTCACCGGCCCGTCGCTGGTAGCGGTGAGCTTCCGCGCGCATCCGAAAAACGTCTAGGAGAAGGCCATGGTGAACGGATCGGATCAGTCGAAAATCCTCGATGCTGCCGGAAAACCCGCGCAGGAGCAGCTAAAGGCGGCGCAGGAAGGGCCGAAGGTCGCGATGCAAATCGTCGTGACGATGCTCGAGGACGGCAACGTCAACGTGAGCGGGCACATCAACAACAAGGCCATGGCTTACGGGCTCCTCGATGTGGCCAAGGACGTGATCCGGACCTACATCGATCAGCAAAACGTACCGCGTGTCGCGGCGCCGCAGCCCGGCCTGTTCCGGCGCCTGCTCGGCAAACACAGCCACATTTCGGCGGCGCGACGCTAAGTGTTCACCGAGGACCTCGCCACGCTCTACACGCTGAAGTCCGCGGGCGGGCTCGCGGATCCGGCCACCCACGCTGCCACGATCAAACCGGTGTTCTTCGACCGTGCATATCTCGAGCAGTTTCAGGTCGCTGGCACCAACCCGGTCGCGCGTGCGCAGGCGTCGGACTTCGCCACGGCCGACGTCGGCAGCGCGATCGTGATCGGCGGCGTGAGCTACACGATCAAGGGCGTGGAGCCGATCGATGACGGCGCCGAGGTGATCCTGCAACTGCAGGCGTCCTGATGGCCGACCACGTCTCCGAGCAGATCGTCGCCGGCGCCAAGACGGCGCTGACCGGCCTCGCCACCACCGGCAGCAACGTCTTCGATTCGCGCGTCTACCCGGTGCAGGACGCGGAGTTGCCGTGCCTGCTGGTGGATCAGGGCAACGAGGGGTCCGAGATCAGTTCCCTGGGCGTGGGCCGTATCAGCGAGCGCAACGTCGAGCTGGTGGTCGTCGCCAAGGTCAAGCAGAACACGTCCTACCGCACGCTGATCAACACGATCCGCAAGGAGGTGGAGGTCGCGCTCGCCGCCAACCAGGGCGCTGGCGGCGCGAAGTACATCCAGCCCAGGAGTTGCGAGATCGAGCTCGCCGGCGAAGGTGAAAAGCCGGTGGCCTCGGCCACGATGACCTTCGATTGCCTCTACTACACGGCGCTCGGCGCGCCGGATACCGCCCTCTAAGGAGATCCGCATGACCATCGCCACCGGCGTAAACAAGCAGTTGCGCTACAAGGTCGAATCCGCCTGGGGCACCGCGCCAGGTGTGGGCAGCGCGCAACTGCTGCGGCGCGTGACGTCCGATATCGCGCTGAAGAAGCAGGCCTACGAGTCGCAGGAGATCGTCAGTCACCTGCAGCGCGTGGACTACCGGCACGGGGTGCGCTCGGTGGAGGGATCGATCCGCGGCGAGATCTCGCCGGGGACGCAAAAGGACTTTATCGCCGCCGCGCTGCGGCGCGCGTTCACGACGGTTACCGCGATGTCTGGCCTCTCCGTCACCATCGCCGGTTCCGGGCCCACGTACACGGTGGCGCGCGCGTCCGGATCGTTCCTGACAGATGGCGTCAAGGCGGGGTACGTCGTGCGCCTCACCGCCGGCAGCTTCAACGCCGCGAACCTGAACAAGAACCTGCTGGTGGTGTCGCTGGTTGGCGCGACCCTCACGGTGATGCCGCTCAACGGCGTGGCGCTGGTTGCCGAAGGCCCGATCTCCGCGGCCACTGTCTCGGTGCCAGGCAAGATTACCTATGCGCCAACCACGGGCCACACGGACCTCAGCTACGCGGTCGAACACTGGCATGCCGATGTGTCGCAGTCCGAACTGTTCCTGGGCTGCAAAGTGCGCAGCATGGCGCTCAGCCTGCCGCCTACCGGGATGAGCGGCATCGAAATCGGCTTTCTGGGCAAGGATGTCACCACGGCCGGGGCGATGTACTTCACGAGCCCCACGGCGGAGACGTCGAGCGGGGTCCTCGCCGCCGTGAATGGCCTGCTGCTGGCGCAAGGCGTGCAGGTCGGCTACCTCACCGGGTTGTCGGTCAACTACGACGGCGAAATGAGCGGCGAGGCGGTGATCGGCTCGAACACCTACGCCGACATCACCGAGGGGCGCGTCCTGGTAAGCGGCCAGGCGACGGCGCTCTTCCAGGACGCGACCATGCGCGACTTCTTCCTGAACGAAACGGAAGTCAGCATCGTCGCCGCGCTGTCGGCCTCCAACGCCGCGGCGGCCGAGTTCCTCGGCATCACCCTGCCGCGCGTCAAGTTCGGCGACGCCGGCATGGACGACGGGCCGAAGAGCCTCACGCTCACGCTGCCCTTTACGGCGCTGTACAACAGCGCCGGCGGCGCGGGCATCAGCTCGGAGCAGACCACCATCAACATCCAGGACAGCCTGGCGTAGGGCTTTTCCAGACGTTTGGACAGGGGGAGTGCATGGACCGTATCGACTTTTCCGCCCTCGACACCCGCAAGGGCGCCGAGGTCGGTTTCGAGCTGCAGCTGAAGCACCCGGTCACGGGCGAGGCGCTGGCCGGCTGGCTGCTGAAGATCCGCGGCTACGACGCTCCGGCCTACCAGGAGGTCCTGCGCGAGCACCAGCGCCGGCGCCTGGAGCGCTCGCGCAACAAGCGCATCACTGTCGAGGAGTTGGAGGCCGAGAGCCTCGAGGCTGCGGCGGTGCTGGTGATGGGCTGGCCCGACCAGTTCAATCTCGAGGGGCAGCCCTTTGCCTGGTCCGAGGCCAACGCGCGTGCACTGCTCGGGCGCTTTCCGTGGATCCGGGAACAGGTGGAAACGGGGGCCGCCGACCGGGGAAATTTTTTGCCGGGGTCCGCGAAGAGCTCCTGAAGTTCGCGGACCACCAGTTCGCGCTCGACAAGATCGGGCCGGACGGCCATAGCCAGCGCGACCACCTGGCATCGGCGGTGCGCAACGGCGGCCCGGCGGCGGCGATCGCGCAGGAGGAGCTGGATCGCACCACCTGCCCGGAAGGCGTCGAGCACGTCTATGGCTGGTTCCTCGAACTCTCGGCGCGACGCGGATTCGGGCCGGGCGGGGCGTTCGCGCTGTCGTTCGCCGACATCGATGCCTGGCAGCGTGTGCGCGGGGTGACACTGCTCGCGCGCGAGCTGGAGTGGATCCTGGCGCTCGACCGGAGGTGGTTCAGGCCGGAGAAGGCGGAGGGCGAATGATCCCTGCCATCGACATCCGGCACACACTGAATAGCCTGTCGGCCGATCTCGGCCTCTTTCCCAAGGAACACATGGCCGCCGCGGTGCGGGCGCTCAACCGCACCATGACTACCGTGCGCGCCGCCTCGGCGCGCACGCTGCAAAAGGAGTATCCGGGCGTCAAGATCGCTGACCTCAAGAAGCGGCTCAAATTCCGTCGCGCGACCTCGAAGCAGATGAGCGCGGCGATCGACTTCTCCGGCCGGCGCATCGCGCTTTTCGGCAACTTCGGCATGCGCGCTGTCGGGAAGTGGGGCGTGCGGTTCAGCAAATTGCCGTGGCGGATTGAGGGAATCGGTACTGGTGATCCGGTGACGCCGGAGATCCTGGCGCGCGCGTTTCGCCAGCGTGGCAGAGGCGGCCGCGCGTCGGTTATGGCGCGCTGGAGCAAATACCGGCAGTCGCACGAGATTCTCGTCGCACCAGGGGTCGCGCGCGCGCTCGCCGAGCGCGGCATCGGCGACGCGCTGGTGCGTCTGGGGCGCACGCGGTTTGCGGTGGTGTTCGTGCAGGAAGCGAAGTTCCGGCTGTCCAAGAGGAGCGCCTAGATGGGCACTGTGAACATTCGCGAGGAGAGGGTTGAATTCACCGCGGTGGACAAGATGTCCGGCGTGGTGCGCCAAGCTCAAGCGGGGATTGGCCAGCTTCGCTCGTCGATCGACACGGTGAAGAACGCGTTGCTCGCGGTCGGCGTAACCGTAGGCGCTGGCGCCATGCTCAAACTCTACGCCGACGTGCTCAAGGCCAACGCGGCGCTCGACGATTTCAGCGAGATGACCGGCGCGTCGGTGGAGAATCTCTCCAAGCTGCAAACAGTGGCCAAAGTTGGCGGCCGCGACTTCGAGTACATCGTCGAGTCGATCGGCAAGATGATCAAAGGCCTTAAGGGGGCCGACGAAGTCGGGCAGAACGCCGGGCGAGCGCTGGAATTCCTCGACATAAAGGCGAAGAACGCCGACGGCACGTTCCGCGACACGGCGCAGATCACCCTCGACGTGGCGAAGGCGCTGGAGAAATACGCCGACAGCGGTAACAAGGTCGCGCTGGTGCAGGACATCTACGGCAAGGGCGCGCAGAGGATGCTGCCCTACCTGAAGGACCTGGCCGAGGCCGGCGAGCTGAACGCCAAGGTGACCAAGGAACAGGCGGCGCAGGCAGAGGCGGCGGAGAAGAACCTGCGGCGGCTGCAGATCACAATGGAGGACGCCAAGCGCACGCTGGTGATCGGGCTGACGCCGGCGATCGACGAGTTCCTGAAGAAGCTGCTGGAGGCGAGCCGCATCAAGGGCGGGGTGTTCGGCGGAGTTGCGATGATGCTCAGCCAGCCATTGGGCGGCGATGTGGGCGCCGAGCTGCGCGAAGTGAATGCGCAGCTCGAGGCGCGGCGCAAGGGCGAGACCGGGAGATTCGGCAATGCGCCGATCTTCGGGATGAACAGCAGCATCGGCGGAACGCGGACGGCGATGCTCGAGCAGCAGCGCGAGTACCTGATGTTCGTGCAGCGCCAGCAGGCGCTCCGGCTGACCGGGGATCAATACCTCGACGCGCGCGACCTGCGCCTGCGCCAGCCGAAGCTGGCGCTCGACTACCAGAGCAAGGGCAAGGAGGCTAAGGGTCTCACGCCCTACGAGCAGACTCTGCTGCAGTTGCGGCAGCAGGCCGCCAAAGCCGAGATGGGCGACAGCGAGTTCATCAGCACCCAGCTCGAGATCCAGGCGGGCAAGTACAAGGACCTCACCGCGGCGCAGCGGCAGAACCTGCTGGTGCTCGCCGCGCAGCGCGACGTGCAAAAGAGCGTGCGCGAGCAGCTCGACGAGGACAAGAAGGGCCGCGAGGAATCTGCCAAGGCGATCAACGACGAGAACGAGAAGCTCGTCGAATCGGCCAACCGGTACCGCGATCTGGTGGATCCGCTGCGGCAGTACCAGCGCCAGCTGGCCGAGATCGAAGAACTGCGCCGCCGCGGACTCCTCAACTCAGAGGAGGAGATCGACGCCTACGTGCGGGTGCTCGAGTTGCTGGACGAGGCGCGGCTCAAGCAGGAGGGCCTCGCCGAGACGACCAAGGACTCCAAGAACGCCTTCGCCGAGATGGGCTTCACGGCTTCCTCGGCGCTCGAAGACCTGATCGTCAACGGCGGCAAGGCGGGCGACGTGATGAAGGCGCTGGAGAAGGACCTGGCGCGCATCATCTTTCGCAAGACCATCGGCAACAACCTGTCGACCGGGGTGGACAAGTTCCTCGAGGGCCTGTTCAAGCCCGCTGGCGCCTCGTCCGCCGGCGGTGTGGACGAGGCAGGATTCTCGAACATCAGCGAGGCCCAGTGGCTCGGCAATAACGCCAGGGGCGGGGATTACGTGGTCGGCGGCCGCGGCGGCATCGATTCGCAGATGGTGGCGTTCCGCGGCACGCCGGGCGAGCGTGTCAGCATCACGCCGCAGGGCAAGAGCGGTGGCGGCGTGGTCTACAACCTCTATGCACCCGGCGCGGATGCCGGCGGCCTGGCGCGGCTCGAGGGCCTGATCGTGCAGCTGCACGGCTCGATAGAGCGGCGCGCGGTGGGCGCGGTGATCGCCAACGCGCAGCGCGGCGGGGCCGTGGCGCGCGCCCTGGGCACGGCCTGATGTCCGACATCGCCTACCCCACCCTCTCGCGCGAGACGGTGCAGGCCCTGCGCTGGCGAGTGATTGCGCCTTCGCAATCGCATCGCTCGCCCTTCGACGGCTCGCTGCAGACCGGCGCCACGCAGG